GTGCTTACCGATACCAAACTCAAAAACCTGAAACCGCAGAGTAAAATGTACAAGGTCTCCGATCGCGACGGGTTGTATGTAGCCGTGCTGATCTCAGGCACCATCTCGTTTCGTTACGATTACCGCATCAACGGCCGCCGGGAGACGCTGGTTATCGGTCAGTATGGTCGTGACGGTATCACGCTGGCCGAAGCCAGGGATGAACTGATAGCTGCTAAAAAGCTGCTGAACGCAGGCCAGTCGCCGGCTGCGGCGAAGCGTGACGGTATCAAACGGATCCGCGGCGCCGAAACATTTACGGTACATACCGACGCCTACATGAAACATGTGGCCCTGGCTGACAGCACGCGGGCTATGAAGCAATCAGTAATCGACCGGGATATTTTGCCTGTTCTCGGAAACAAAATGATGTCCGAGATAACGACCCCTATGGTGCGTGATCTTTGCGATCGCATAGTCGAGCGCGGCGGACGTGCGACGGCGGTGCAGGCGCGTGAAATCATCAGCAGCGTTTACCGGTACGCTAATGACCGCGGGCATGGGTTATTCAACCCTGCCGCAGATATCAAACCTTCAGCGATCGCCATGTTTAAACCGCGTGACCGTTGCCTGCAGCCGGAAGAAATCGGCGTGCTGTTCAGGTCGCTCGACACCGTCAGCACTTTGCCAACCTTAAAACTGGCTGTGAAGCTCATCCTGATCACGATGGTGCGCAAAACCGAGTTCATCATGGCGACGTGGAAAGAGGTGGATTTCAGCAAAGGAACCTGGACGATCCCATCTGACAGGATGAAGGGGAGCCGGTCGCACGTCATCTACCTTCCTCCTCAGGCGCAGGATCTGATGGTAGGCCTGCAGATGTGTGCCGGCGGGAGTGACTATCTTCTGCCCGGGCGCTACAGCACCAGTAAGCCGTTATCCAATGCCGCTCTGAACTCAGTCATCGATCGCGCGGTTGCTGCGGCAGCGGATGCCGGGGAGAACCTGCAACCTCTAACAGTGCACGACCTGCGGCGTACAGCGAGCACGCTTTTGCATGAAGCGGGATTCCCGTCAGACTGGATAGAGAAGGCGCTGGCGCATGAACAGAAGGGCATGAGGGCGGTTTACAACAAGGCCGAGTATTCCCGGCAGCGGGCCTACATGCTGCAGCAGTGGGCAAATATGGTTGATGCATGGATAAACGGGGAGCATTACGACCTGGTGCCGTTCTCCCCGTCTGCATTTGAAAAGTGGATGAATGAACAATAGTCCGCCCGGAGGCGGCTCATTGTGTCGCCTGCGAAGAATTCTCAAAGAGACCGCGCAGGAACTTAACCATCGCGTTTGCAGAATCCCGCTGCTCACGGTAGCGCGCCGCTTCTCGCTGTAGGTGAATGATCTCACCATTCCTCTGGTTGATAATGGCGCGCGCCTCTTCGAGTTGTCGTATCAGCGAGGCCTCTTCGGCAATGTTCATGCGGCCTCCGTCTTCACTACCGGCACAGCGCAGCCTGGAAGCAATTCAACCGCCGGCGCCGTGCACTGGTTACCCCACACGTCGAAACCGTGAGACGACTGGCGGGCGAAGAGCTCAATGCGCGGGACATCGCCAAGCAGCTGCACCAGTTTCTCGCGGATAACGTCCGGTTTGCGCGAGTTCTCCAGGCGCGGCGCCGTGACATGCTGGCAAATTGATGCGTCCATGCGGGCCGGTAGTTTCCCGCGCACCGCAAACAGGCAGTCTTCGCTGTTCGCCCGGGTCATATGGCCCATGCCGATCGCGCTGTTCCCTTTGTGCTTGTTCGTCTTGTGCCAGGTGAATCCCTTCATGGTCATCAGGCGGAATCCCCAGGCCTCCATGACTTTCAGCGCCTCTACCGGCTGAGTCGGTACCCACCACATAGCCAGAAGGCAATCTTCGGCGGCGAGCTCCCATACTGGCAGCCGGCAGATATCAAGAACGTTCATAACCGGATATTTGAAACTGGCGCCGCGGTCACCGTCAGCTGCCTTGTCGCGGTATGCCCATGGCGGATCCGCATAGATCAGGGTGTATTTTCCGCTCATGCTGCACCGCCTTCAACGCGCTTGAACTCGATAACCCAAACCCAAGGGTTGGCCAGCCAGCTTCCTTCGCCGTAGATGGATTCCCATAGCCCCGCGAATGCTTCAGGCGGATATTCCTTCCACTGTTTCTTCAGTGGGTCGAAATAAACATCCGGCTCTGGATAGCTAGGTAACCCAGGCTCGTCGCCGAAACCTGTAAAATTGGTACGCTCCAGCCCCTCTGACTCTGCATCTTCCGGGCTAATAGCGTTCAGCCGCTCAACCCGCACGTCGGTGATTTCCAGCAGAATGCGGCTGGCCCAGCGCGGCATGTGGATGGATGGCGTCCAGCGAATTTCTTCAGCCGGCGGCACATTTTCATAAATCGACGGAACATGCTCAGGATAATTCGCACGATAAAGTTTGAGGTCCGGTGCGCTGGCTCCAGCCTCTGCCCATGTTTCTCGCACCCAGATGCGATCGCCTGGCTTGCCAAATGCGCTGTTCAGATAGTTCCCTGCCGACAGTTCCCCGGCCAGTTCATTGCCAGCCAGTTCGCACCCAAGGTTTTTATCATGCACAGGGAATTTCACTGGGCGCCGAGTCTGAGTCTTCCGACCGTCGAGAATGGCCCGCACCATCTCCCCGTTAAAAATCATTCCGCGCTCTTTCATGCTGCCACCTTCTTACTATTCAGTTGCTCCGCCAGGCGCTGAGCCTTCAATGGGTTTCTGATAACCTGGCCTCCGGGCGCCAGCCAGCCGCGCCGCACGGACGAATAAACCAGCGTGATACTGCCTACGCGAATGCTGTCGTGTGGGTTAGTCATAAATCACCCCGGCTGTGGCGCAGATCCCGGCATAGCATCCCTGGCGAAGCCGGTTCCCGCGGCTAATGCACTGATCTCGGCGTATAGCGATACGGGCCCGCTCAACCTCGCCAGTGGCCGCATCCATGCACTCAAGCCAGAGGCGAGCGGCCAGGCGGTACTGGCCTTTGTTCTCGCGAGCAATAGCGCGCTGCTCGATCTCCATTGCCGCCGGCGTTACGGCGACAAGAGGGGGCGCTTTGCGCTGCGAGACATAATCCGCGTGATATTTTTCCATCCGATTCATCGTATCCAACCCTCTCGAAAAATTACCGCCAGCAGGAACAGCCAGGCGGATACAGCTGCCAGGTACAGAAACCATCCTGACCACCTTTCCCAGCACCTTGCCAGCGAAGTCACGCCGCGTTACCAACCGGGCGAAATACTCGCTGCTCAACAGGAGGCTTTTTTCCAGCAAACTCCGTTGTGCCGTTCTGCTGACGTTCATCCAACCAGCGCTCGATCTCTTCGCTGTTCCAGGCACAGCGCTTGTCTGTGATCCAGAAACGCTTAGGGAACTCCCCATTTTTCTCCATGCGGTCGATAGTGCTCATCGATACAGGCACCACCGCCAGCAGTTCCTTTTTGCCTAATGCACCTTTCATCGTTACCTCTCTTTTTTCAGTGCGGCGCGCCCGGCGCCGCGGTGGTGATTACATCGGGATTTGATTCAGCTCTTCGCGGCGGATGCTGTAGACGTCCGTAGCTTTAGCCAGACGCTCATCATCGTTAGCGAGCTTTTTGGCAACGTATTTGTAAGCGTTGTCGAGGTCCTTCAGCGTGTTGTAGTTCATCGCTGCGTCAGTGAAAGCGCACAGAATTTCTTCTGGATCGCGGTAGTCGCTGCTCTTTGGTTTCTCTTCCGCCGGTTGTTCAGGCTTCGTGTTGATCAGCTTGTTCATGCCGGATGCAGTCGCTGGTGTTGGCGTAATATCGCGCTCAACACGCGGTGCTGCTTCCTGCAATTCGTCAGGGGTGTAGACGCCAAGGAGAACATCAGGGGCGTGCAGGCGTGCCCAGCGCTTAACGCACAGGTAAGCCAGTTGCTGACGAGGATCCTGCTCCCAGAGTGGTGAGTTGCGCACTCCGGCTTGCGCCATGCTGATGGTCAGGGTGCGAGGCTCAGATTCGCCTTTAAGGGTTGCCCACACTGTCACTGTCAGGCTCGGAGATTTGTCGGTTTTCCCGCTTACTTTTGACCAGTCGCCATCCCATTTGTAGTTCAGGCGAGTGGCCAGAAGGTTTGAGGAAGAGACAACCGCATTAACCAGTTGCGCTTCATAGCCCAGCGTGCCGTTAACCACATGGGTTTTCTGCGCCACCGCGAACGGGTTCATTCCCCACTGCGCCGCCTGCATAGTGACTGCCAGGCAATCAGCTGGCTTTCCAGCGAGGTGCGCCGGAACTGTGGCTTTGCTGTCAGCCATCAGGGTGGCAAATCGCACCAGGCGATCCATCCCTTCCGGGCTGAATATTGCCGCGGCGGTGCCGACGGTAGCACCAGGCTGAGAAGTGATTGCGATATCGTTGCTCATACGTACATATCCTGTTTGCGTGCCCACTCAGGGCGTTTAATAACTTCAAATCCACCCCAGTCGCCTGTTTCGCGGCACTGGTGATAGGTATTCAGATCCCGGCGGTAGAGCGCATGCCCTGTGTCCACGTCTTGCGCATCCAGTTCGAACACCCGCACCGGGTAGCGGCCGCAGTCAATGGTTTCGCTCACTGCCAGGAAGAAGAATCCATGTGGATCGCCGGTGGTTTGCTGCGCGCCTTCGCGGTACATCGCGTCCTGTACGTGGTACCGGAATTCCTCAATGTGGCGCGAGAAACGCTCCATATCGGCAACCTTCTTCACGTCCAGCAGGACAGGGTGATTCTTCAGGCGCTTGTCCGGGCGTATGCGGCACAACTCTCCAGTCTCCGGATCCGTCCAGTAGTGAGAGGCTTCGCAGAATCCTTCCGCCTCAAGCAGCCATCGCGCTGCCGGGTGCGCCATTGCGCTATCACGCATCAGTTTCAGCTTCCGGCCCTGTTCGGCGTCCATTACCGTCATGCCCATGTTCTCGACGTCTTTCAGGAAGGCTTCCCGATCTGCTTTCCCCTCGTTGGTTCTCAGGTTGAACTGCGGCGCCACGATGAAGCGCTTATCGAACTCTTCCGGCTCCAGAAGAAGGCAGTGCAGGGCAGTTCCCATATCCAGAGCTTTCAGCTTTTCGGTATCGACCGGTGCTGATTTCTGCCACTGCAGAAGGGCCGGGCTCAGCGCCACCATATCCAGCTGCGACTTACTCACGCCGTCGCCGGCGTGGTAGTCTTCGTTGCTGATGTCGAAGTAAATGCCTGGTGTCATGCCGCGTCCCTCGCCGTATCCAGCTGGTCAGCCAGATCCCACTTGGCAATGATGCCGGTGAGTTCCCGCTGATACGCGGCCAGGCATTCTTCAAACTCAGAGCTCATCATCAGCTCTTCCAGAATCTCGGTGCGCACGCCTTTGCGCTCCAGTTCGTAGAATGGCTTTTGCAGCTGATGAAACTTGATCGCGTCGATGAGTTCGACGTGGCGCTCGTACAGCATCTGGTTAAGCTGGTAGTCGCCGTCGATGTTGTTCATGATTTTTTTCAGGTTGTTAATCTGCTGAATGTTCACTTGCTCACCCCCATACCCATTTCCGTTTTTGCTGCCAGTTTGCTGACGAACGCCCAGCTGATTGCTTCCGGCAGCGTGCGAAACTTCCAGCTCATCAGCCCGCATGCCGTAACGCAGTACCAGCCGTTAATGATTTGCCATTGCATACACACCTCACTATTACCATTTGGTAAATATCAGGGGTATGAGAAAACCACCAGTTGGTGGATTTCTGGTAATTCAACGCCCTGCTGTTACCGTTAAGGTAATAATCTGATCAATTTATGGTTGTGTCAATAGATTTGATGAGGAAAAGTTTACCATTTTGGTAAGTGCATGAGGCGCGGGGAGTTATCCCACTGGCAGGAGTAACAGGTAGGTTAGAGGTTACTGGTTCTGGCTGACGATGAACTTGATGAAGGCGGCGATCTTGTTTTTCTCTTCCTGCGGCAGCCCGGCGTATTCATGGTGGTCATAGTCAATCAGACCAGCATTACCAGGCGGCAGGATGAGCTCATATGCATCGCGGCCGAACGCCCTGGCGATAGCCGACAGCACGCCAATGCTGGTGGAGCCTTCGCAGTTCAGGATGCGATTTACGGTCGCCTGGCCGATACCGGCCGCTTCCGAAACCTTTTTCTCTGAGTTCAGATCTGGATGCTGTCCCATCCATACACCCAGGGTAAACGCTGCCTGCTTTTCCACACTCCATTCCTGCGGGTCGATAATCTCCGGCAGCGTCGGGGTATCTGACAGATGGTCGATATCCAGCCAGAACCGACCTTTCCCGGCGAACGACTCGATCTCGCGTGCCGCGTTGGCGCCGATATTTTTTGTCCCCTTGCTCCACCTGTTAACGAGGTTAGCTGATTTTTTGATTCTCTCGGCAAACCGGAGTTGCGTGTTATCGAAATCCTTCCGGATTATCTCATTGAGGTTGTCGCGTCTTATGTCGTAGATGCTTTTCATTTCTATTTTTTTAGCCTGAAATTGTTACCTAACTGATTAAATTTAATAGAATATTACCATAAAGGTAAACTTACCAAAAAGGTAACAGTCATTGATTTTTACACCAGATTGGTAATAATCAGGCTGTCTAAAGTTAGTCCGGGACTAAAAAAATATGAGCGATGTGCAAAAATTTGACTTCAAACGCTGCTGGCTCGACCTCTCGCCGGCTGAGCGAGAAGAGTTCGCAAGTGACGCCGGCACGACCAGCCACTACATTCAGGTTCACCTGACTGGCCGTAGAAGAATTCCACGTAAGCCTCTGTTAGAAAGACTGTTTAAAGCCTGCAAATCCCGTAAGTGGATCACCGCAAAATCCGACCTGGTCCTCTGGTTCCACGAACGTTAATCCTCAAAACTCACCCGCGCCGCCACCCCAAGGCGGCTCCTGCCTCTCCCTGAATACCAATTTGGTAATAATTATCCAAATACGGTTGATCTTTTTTTGGCTTGCTGCAAAATTACCGTAACCACAACCAGAGTGAGACAGGAACTATGGAGATCATTACTCGCGTCGAAGCGGCAAAGGCAGGACTAAAGCGCTACTACACCGGTAAGCAATGTAAGCACGGCCATGACAGTGAGCGATGGGTATACAACGGGCATTGTGTCGAATGCACCCTCGAGACTAACCGCCGCCGCCATGCTGAGATAAAACGGCTAATGCATGAGGCCTCAAAAGGTAATGCCGTGGAGGTGATCTGATGGCCCGCATTCGCACCATTAAGCCCGAGTTCTGGACCGATGAAGACATGGCAGAGGTATCAGAACCAGCCTGCTTGCTGGCTATTGGTCTGCTTAATTACGCAGATGATGAAGGCTATTTCAATGCAAACCCGAAGCTTATCAAAGCTGCAGTTTTCCCTATCCGAGAACCATCCGTTCCTATTCCGGTACTAATACGGGAGCTTTCCAACTGTGGTTATTTATCCATGTTTTCCACCCCTGATGGCAAGCATTTTGGGGTCATAACTAATTTCCTTAAACATCAGGTAGTGAATAAGCCAAAAGAAAGCAAAATCAAAGGTTTACCACTACTACCGTATGAGTACGGTACTGATACGGTACAAGTACCATTAGGAATGGATCAGGGATCAGGGATCAGGGAAATAAAAACCCCTCTCTCTGCGCGCGAAGTAATTCAAGTCCCTCCGGTTGTCGTTGATGGTATCGGAGAGCCAATTGGCAAATTCACCATGCATGAAAACTGGAAGCCGTCAGAGGACTTTGTCATGCGCGCCAGAACATGGGGCCATGCGCTACCAGCTGACGGTTACAAGAAATCAGACCTGATCGAATTCATCACCTACTGGATGGCAGAAGGCAATGTGATGCAACACGTGCAGTGGGAGCAGAAGTTTGCCCGGCTGCTGATGAACAGGAAAAAAAGAGCGGCAGGAAAGCGCGGTGAAAGCTCTGACGATGAAGTACCACACTGGAACAGCCCTGAAGGCTGGAAGGATTTCTTATGAGTAACGTATTCGCAGCAATTCAGAATCGTGATGCCGGCGCCCTGGCTCGCATGATGGGTCCGGACAATCACCAGGCTCAGAAAGACAATGTTGTGAACATCAGCGCAGAGAGACTTGTCGATGCCCTGTTTAAACAGCTCAAGCAACTGTTTCCGGCAGCAGAGCAGACCAACCTTAAGACCGCACAGCAGGAGACCGACGCTAAGCGCCAGTGGATCGCCGCTTTCGCCGAAGGTGGTATCCGTACCCGCGAGCAGGTATCAGCAGGAATGCGCCATGCCCGTGCCAGTGAATCACCGTTCTGGCCGTCACCAGGTCAATTCATCAAGTGGTGCAAAGACAGCAAGATGGTGCTTGGCGTGAGCATCGAAGATGTGATGGGGGAGTTTCACCGCTACGCCAAGGAGAAAAGCCTACAGCCTGGCGGACCAGAACAATTCCCGTGGCGCCACCCTGTCATGTACTGGATTGTGTGCGATACCAGGCGCGCGATGTACCAGCGTCAGTTAAGTGAGATTGAGGTTGAGAAACATGCGCGTAAGCTTCTTGACGAATGGGCATCAAAGGTCGCGGCAGGTCATCAGATACCTGATCCGATTCTGAGCATCCAGTCGAAGCCAGAGCCTATAAGCACCCCTCCAGACCCCGGTGGCAATACCTACCATCCACCAGGTCGAAGCTTCGGATGCATGCCTAACGCGGCGACACTCGGAGGTATAACCCCGGCACAGTGGCTGATGGAGGAATACCGGCGAGGGAAGGCATCAGGACTCATCAAGTAATACCGGCGCGGGAGCGCATTTTTTTACGCCTTGATGTTTACCAAAAGGGTAATAAAATATGCGCAAGACTATTGATATTGATCCGTTTATGGTTATAAATTACCAATAAGGTAAAAATCATGCGAAAGACACTACAGGCACTTGGCCGGCTTAAAGCTGGCCAGATGAACAAAACCGAAACGGCGTACTGCCAGAACCTTGAGCTGCGTAAGCGCTACGGTGAAATCGCCTGGTTCCGTTTCGAAGGCATCAAGCTGCGTCTGGCTGACAACTGTTTCCTGACTGTCGATTTTGCCGTGATGTTGGCCGATGGGCGGCTAGTGATGGTGGACGTTAAGGGAAGCAAGGCGGTCTTTACTGACGATGCGAGAGTCAAGATGAAGGTTGCGGCAGACAGCTATCCGTTCGTCTTTCAGGTTGCTTATCCGAAACCTAAAAAGCTCGGCGGTGGATGGGAGATTGAGGAGTTATGAGCACAAAGACCAATGCCGCTGGATTGATTGTATCCGGTGAAAAAAATCCGAACTGGAAGGGCGGGAAAATCGAAAAGGTTTGCACCGTATGTGGCAAGCAATACCAGGTTAAGCGGGTCAACTCGTCATCGCGTTTTTGCTCGCTTCAGTGCGTTGGTATCTCCCAGAGAGGAAAGACTGTTAACCGAGAACCAAAGCGTGAAACGAAAACATGTTGCGTTTGCGGATCTCCATTCTCTGTTTTCAGAAGCCACGCGAAGCGCATGAAGTGTTGCTCAAAGTCGTGTTCCAACGAAATGCGGTCATCGCTCATGAAGGGCGACGGAAACCCTAACTGGTCTGGTGGCTTATCGCGCTTTCCATATCCGTGGGACTTCCGGGAGACGAGCAAAAAGGTGATCGAGCGTGACGGGTTTATTTGCCAGAACCCAGGGTGTGATGGAGCTGACGAACGCCTCACCACGCATCACATCAACTACGACAAGCAAGACTGCAGCCAGGAAAACCTGATCTGCCTTTGTTCGAGCTGTAACTCGAAGGCTAATTTCGGTCGACATAAGTGGCAAAAGTTTTATGAGTCGCTGATGTCGGGAAGAGTTCTAAAACAACGATCTTCATTGGTATCAATTGAATCAATAAGTTAAACGGGTAAGCGGGGGTAAGTATGGATTTTGATTTCGTGAATTACAGCCGGCGTTCTCTGCTGCTGTTCGTGATGGTGGCAAACATCATTGGTTGGGTGGCAATCGTCGCCGTCCTGTATGTGGCTTATCTGGCGATCGAGTGGGTGACAGCATGAACATCGAAACAGTAAACGAGCTCATTCAGTCGCTGGAGAGCGCAGGCGATCTGTCGATCAGAGAGCAGAAGTTCCTGAAGCTGGCGAAAGCGTTTAAGCATCTGGCTGCGGAGAATGTGGTGCTGAAAGGTGGTCCGCAAGGATTCTTTGCATACGGCAGTGAGTGTGGATATGAAGAATTCGATACGGCAGAAGAAGCGACGGAGTTTGCTGAAGCTGAGATTGCAGACTTCCGCGACCAGGCATGTGATGGATGGTCTGATGAAGTAGGAAGTGTCGTGTGGGGGATCGTGATGCAACGCGCATCCATGACTGGCCTCCGTCCTGTTTCCGAAAACGATAATGTTCCGTCACACATCGAAGAATGGTGCGATTACACGCTTCTGCCGGCAGTAGAAACCCCCTCCACCGATCGCATCTTGGCGGCCGCCGAGGCGCGCGGGGTCGAGAAGGCTATCGCTCACCTGGAGAAAAAGTTCAGCAATATCGGCGTGCAGATCATGAATTTGCAGTGGCTGGCAGACTCGCTGCGCGAAGGGGACGGAAAATGAGCATCGCCACTTATCTCAATACCGGTTTAGCCATTCTTGGATGGGCATACATCATGGTTAAAACAGGCCAGTGGATTACCAAAAATGCTCTGAGGCAGTGGGACAAGCGTCGTAAGGAATCTCGCCGCCAGAAAGCTGTGAATGAGTTTTATGACGCCTTTGAACTTAACAGTCTGGAACCTGGCTCTACCGTTCGCCTGGCCACTAAAGGCGACCTGACAATCATGATGTTCCGCAGCGAGGGGGCCGACAAATGAGCAACCGAATCCCTAACTTCGGCTGGAACCGCCTGAAACTTGCAACGCTCACCTATGAGCAACTGGCGGAACTTGAAGAGCAAGTGAAGGCTGAGCATGCCTGCAAAAACGGCATTCACCTCTTCGACAAAGCCGGTCAGCGTAAACTCGATGCCCTAAGCTGGGCCGTATACAACAAGCAGAAGGCGGAGCGTGCAGCATGACAACTGATATCACCGAACTGGCGCAGAGCCTGAAAGCGGCAGCAGAGAAAGCGACTCCGGGTCAATGGGTTTATTTTCCGAAAAATACCAGCATTGAGTATGACGTAGGCAGTGATGAATCTCAGGGCTCAATCCTCTATGTTGATAGTGGTGATTTCACCCAAGCTCAGACAGACAGGAATGGAGAGTTCATCGCCCTAGCTAACCCTGCCAATATCCTAGCGCTGGTAGAGGCGCTGGAGAAGGCGCAGCATCGGATTGATGAACTGGAGAATGATGAAGTTCGCCAGCGCTTGGCTAACGCAGAGCACCAACTCTACATGGCAGAACTGGCTAAGCATAACCTTAAAGCAAGCCGTAAAGCCCAGTTCCGCAAGCGTAGAGCAGCCGAGAAACGCATCGCCGAGTTGGAAGAAGCAGAGCAAAAACTCTGTGCCGCTAACGTGACGCTTGATGCTCGCGCGGAATTGGCTGAGCGCCAGCTGGCCGAGCTGGAGTCCCGCTCCGTCACCGTGAAGCTGCCCGACTTGCGGCAGGTTGTGTCTGGAGACAGATACGTATGGTCTGATGGAGTTTTTAACTATAGCCAAGACGTTAAGGCTGAGCTGACCGCGAAGGGCATCAAGTGGGAGGCTGAGTAGATGGCTGTTGCAAGAATGCTTTGCGTTAGCTCGACCAAACCTGACTGGTTTACTCCAGGTGCCATATACGACTCAGAACCACGCGGTGCCGATATTTGCATTTGTGGTGACAACCTCGTTTCTGACCTCAACAAAGAGGACTGGTACGAAATGAGCCAGCGCGCAGATGGGCTGTGGTTCTTAATCGGTTTTCAGCAGGCAATTTTATTTCGGGGAGCCAACCAATGACCAATAACCAGTTAACAGACGAACGTGTTACCTCGGTAATCGAGCGCCTGGAGCATTACGCCTGCAATCTCAAGTGGACAAACGTTCGTGGAGCTCAAGACCTGCTGGCTGCTGCTGATGGCTTGCGTGAACTACAGGAACGACGCAAGGCCGCAATGGACAGCGAGCCGGTGGCGTATACCGAGAAGCACGAAATTTCGAACATGCATGCGACAGGGCTGTATCTTCGTGCGTGGCCCGCTGACCGTGCGCGGAATGCTGTCGAAGGTTACACCATCCCGCTCTATCGCCACGCGCAGCCAGCGCCGGTAGTAGAGCGTGAGCCCATCGCCTGGCTCAATGACGCGTACTTAGCTCGCGGCGTAGTTGACGGTGAGGCTGGTAGCGAAGATGCAGGCCCCGGATATATTCCAGTGTATCGCGAAGCAGTACCGCAGCCAGCGCCGGTAGTGCCGGATGCAATTCCCGTATCCAGAGATATTGATGCTGGGTATCTGTCAGGATGGAACGATTGTCGAGCTGCCATGCTCCAGAATGGTACCCTCACCAATGAAGGTACCAGCTTGCAGGATAACCATTCCGTTGACGACACCGAAAAGGTCAACTCTCCGGTAATTCCGGATGGTTACGTGATGGTGCCGAAGGAGCCGACAGCGGAAATGATTTTGTCAGCGATGCGAGACAACGAAACTGGAGAGGTGGCGGAAATTTATGAATTGATGCTCGCAGCCGCCCCGCAGTCACTCGGCAGTGAACCGGCCACCGTGCCGGGTAAATGGATTCCGGTAAGCGAGCGTATTCCTGATAATACTGAGCCTGTTCTTTGCATTGAAAAACGCGCTGATTTTGGTACTTACGGACAACCATTCGTTTGTTGGCATGATGGAGATGGATGGGTTGGAAAAGCAAATTACCGTCCAATCGTAACTCATTGGATGCCGCTGCCGGCCGCACCGCAGGAGGTGTAGTGATGCGCACCATCGAAGAACTTGGCAAACGTGCAGCACTGCTAAAATGGAAGCGCCAGTTTGGGCCATTTGAGAAATGCCCGGTCTGCTACGGGCTTCTTTCTTCCTGCGAGCTGTGCCACGGTAGCGGCAAGGTGATTCAAGAGGATATCGACTCCTGGAATAACCCAATCACCAAGATGAGGCGGGAGGTGAAAGGTGCCTAAATCCCCCGCAGAACGCAAAGCCGCGCAGCGCGCGCGGCAGTCCGCCGCCGGTGAGCGCAAAATTGAACTGGTGCTGGATGAGCAGGAGCAGGAGATGCTGGCCCGTAACTGCGCCGCCCGGCGCCCTGGTCGCGATCCCTACGAAATGGCCGAGTACATCGCGCTGCTGATCCGCCAGGATGATGCCCGGGTGCGCGGCCGGATTAACGCCATCAGTAAACGGCGCTGCGGAAAGTGCGGCGATCAACTGCCGGTGGCATCATGCCCTTGCGCTGGTGACTCTCAGTGCTGGGCTACTCTTGGCTGGCACGAAACAAAACTACCGCTGTGACATGTCACGGCAGGTTGACTAAATCCTCGCATGATTATACTGTTTAAATATACAGTGTTTTTTATGTGAGGTCATCATGGGGTTTCCATCACCTGCCGCAGACTACGTTGAGCAAACGCTAACCGTTTCCCGCCTTTGTCAGTATGACGCCAACTGTCGCGCCCTGGAGACTGCCGCCGGTTATGCCATCGTCGATGTCTGCCGCAGGCCAAAGCAGGGTGATCATGTCCTTATCGCATATGCCGGGAAAACTGAATTCGCTGTTGTCCGCGGGCAGGCGCTGATTACTGATGATGGTGAGGCGCTGGAAGGGGACGCCCTGGACGATGTTGAAGTGCGGGGAGTCGTTACCTACCTGATAAACCGGGCCGGGTGGGTGAGTGATGATGATATTCCGATCATGTAACATCGCTGGCGGCATGGTATTATTACCGAAAGGGTAATTATTTTCGGGGTGTTTACCATGCCAAAGGATCCGAAGCGCAAATCAACTCAGTACAAACCGTTGACGGTGATGCAGGAAGCCTACGCCCAGGAGTATGTGAAATGCCCTGAAAATCAGACGCAGGCGGCCATCAATGCCGGGTTCTCCCCAAAGTCTGCCCACGTCAAAGCCAGCACAATGATGCGTGATGAGCGTATCCAGAAACGAATTGCTGAGCTCATGGAGGAGCGCAACAAGCGCCTGCGCGTCAGTGCCGATTACGTGCTGCTGCGCCTGGTGGAAATCGACCAGATGGATGTGCTGGATATCCTGAACGATGACGGCGGGATGAAGCCGATCGCTGAATGGCCGAAGGTCTGGCGTACCTCTCTCAGTGCTATGGATATCGCTACCATCAAGACGACCCAGGCTTCTCTGCAAAAAGAGAATGGCGAGGCGGATCTCTCTGTTGAGGATGTCGAGCATATCCTGAAGAAGGTGAAATGGCCCGACAAGGTGAAAAACCTCGAGCTCATCGGTAAGCACGTCGACGTTAACGCGTTCAAAGAGCGCATGGAAGTTAACGTGAACGTTACCATTGCCGACCGCATGGCTGCCGCCCGGCGACGCCTGAAAGAGCGCCAGGGTGGTGACCAGTGACAGACGCCGCTTTATCCCCGGAAGAACAGCTGATCGACGATATCGCCAGCTTCACCCATGACCCGCTTGGCTATGCGCTGTATGCGTTCCCGTGGGGCGAGGATGGCACAGAGCTGGCGCACGCCTCCGGGCCGCGACAGTGGCAGGCTGACGCATTCCGCGAGATAGGCGAGCACCTGCAGAATCCCGCGACACGTCACCAGCCGCTAATGATTTCCCGCGCATCCGGCCACGGCATCGGCAAATCTGCGTTCATCTCAATGCTGATTAACTGGGCCATGTCCACCTGTGAAGATTGCAAGGTGGTGGTGACCGCTAACACCGACAACCAGCTGCGCACCAAGACCTGGCCGGAAATCATCAAATGGTCGAACCTGGCTATCACGAAAGAGTGGTTCACCTGCACCGCCACAGCGATGTATAGCAACGATCCGGGTCACGACAAACGCTGGCGCGCCGATGCTATTCCCTGGTCTGAGCACAACACCGAGGCGTTTGCTGGCCTGCACAACGAGCGCAAGCGCATCGTTGTGGTGTTCGACGAAGCATCCAACATCGCGGATCTGGTCTGGGAGGTTGCCGAGGGTGCGCTGACGGACGAAGACACCGAAATCATCTGGGTGGCGTTCGGTAACCCGACGCGCAACACCGGGCGATTCCGGGAGTGCTTCCGCAAATACAAGCACCGCTGGAAGTGCGCGCAGATCGACAGCCGCACCGTCGAAGGCACCAACAAGCAGCAGCTGCAGAAATGGGTGGACGACTACGGCGAGGACAGCGACTTTGTGAAGGTGCGTGTGCGCGGGATCTTCCCTGATGCCTCAGAACTGCAGTTTATCCCTACCGGGCTTACCGATGAAGCGATGAAGCGCGTGGTTACCGCTGCGCAGGTGGCGCACGCCCCGCGGATAATCGGCGTCGACCCGGCATATTCCGGCGTGGATGATGCAGTGATTTATCTCCGCCAGGGGCTGCACAGCAAAGTGCTCTGGACCGGCAACAAGACCACCGACGATCTGATTATGGCGAAGCGTATCGCTGACTTTGAGGACCAGTACCAGGCTGACGCGGTGTTTATCGACTTCGGTTACGGCACCGGGCTGAAGTCAATCGGTGATGGCTGGGGCCGCACCTGGCAGCTTGTACCGTTCGGCGGCGCATCGGCAGATCCTCAGATGCTGAATAAGCGCGGCGAGATGTTCAACGCCTGCAAGACGTGGCTCAAGCTCGGCGGCGCGCTGGACGACCAGGAGACGGCGGACGACCTGTCCGCGGCAGAGTACAAGGTGAGGGTGGACGGTAAGATCGTCATGGAGCCGAAGGAAGATATCAAAGAGCGTCTTGGCCGGTCTCCGGGCAAGGGCGATGCGCTGCTTCTGACGTTCGCATACCCGGTGACGAAGCGTTCGGATTTCCCTTCTGCCGGCGGCAAGCAGCCCAATGTGATCAGCGAGTACGACCCGTGGGCGTAAAAAAGCCCGCGCATCGGCGGGCTAATTGTGACATGTCACGGATTAGTCTTTTAAATATTTTTCTGTGCGAATGCCTATTTCCCCAATGAGTAGCGTAGCGTTGGTTACATCAATGATTACCAAGGCATGCGGGTTAGCGTTTTCATTCAGCCATTTAATTACAGGTTTAACTACATCTTCGAATGATAGAGCCATCGACTTATTGGTATCAGTCACGTTGCAATCACCGAGGCAAGGGCCTTTGCCGGTAAAGCAGTTGATGCAAGCGTGGTCGTGAATGACTGGCGTTGCCAGCCAATCATCAGCGAATAAATCGCCCATCGACGGAACCCAGCCCGGTTGCATAATGCCTTGTGCGTTTTTCAGGTCGAGGTGTGGCGCAATAGTAAATTCACCAGTGATCCCCGCCTTTGCATAATCACTGCCGGGGCGAGGTTCGCTGACGGTGTATCCACCTGCCTTAATGACAAACTGACCTTTGCCATTCCAGCCTTCACGGTAAATCTTTGCGCCGGATTTAACTGCCTCAAGAGCTTCTCCAAATTTCATAATTTCCTCTCTAAAAAAAATGCCCGGACGAACCGGGCGAAACAGGGATGATGGAAAGTGCCGTCCTTGGCTGGGTGTCACAGGGTTTACAGCATGAAGTCATCGCAATGGCGTCCTGCTGTAAAAAGGGCGGTGGTCAGAAAGGGAATAACTGCCACCGCCAAACTTGCACTGGAACTACGGGTATCACGGTCATGAGGCGTGATGGGGTTGTGGTGCTGTGCGTCAGCATTTCCTTTCGTCGCCTTGGTATCCGCCGCAACCGAACCAACTAGCATCAGGAAAACCACAACGGAAAGAGCACTCAGGTACCGCATATGCAACCCCGATGATGTAAATGCTCTTACCTGTTGTGTGCCTGTCTTTCCAGGCTGTCAGTTCTTTATAGCCATTTGAACTCATCGGCCTAACGAGTTTTAACGACCTTTCCCGTTTGCATCATCTTGTCGCCGCCGTTATCGGTGCGGAACCGCCACTGTCCAGGACATTTAAAGGGACCGTCTCCAAGTGGTAACTCTTCCAGTCCCGCTAAGCACCTGCAGAGATGCTTAGCGTGATTGGCTGATATCCTCGTCTCTTCCGAGGTGTCACACCGTATCGCCACGATGGTGAGTCGTCATGTCGTGCATACCGATAACACTGACTTGCACATTCCGGCTACCCGCTGGGCCATGTACCAAGGAGCCCCCGGACCGCTATCGACGCATGTGCCATACGCCGGATGCTTTCACACCTGGAAGCGCACTCCGCCATCTGAGTAACGACAAAGCCACCAATGGAAGGGAATGGGGTGCGCTTCCATGCTGTGTTTACCAAAAAGGTAATAATTTATCGTCAAAAGGTCAATACACTACGACAAATAAATCATATGTGGTTAAATTGGTAATAATTTAAACGCGTATGGAGCGCAGCAAAATGTGCATCAGCAAGCCGAAAGTGAGTTCTCCGCAGGTTCAGGCGGCGCCGCAGGTTTCCGATTCTGCTGTACAGAACGCCGCTGATAGCGATCGTCGTCGCCGTGCCGCAGCGGGTGGGCAGAAATCAACAATCCTGACGTCGAGCCAGGGTGTAACGCAGCCTTCTGGCGGTACTCAGGGTAAGACCCTGCTCGGGGCGTAATCCATGGCCGAACTCTCTCCGAAACAGCATTACCTCAAACACCTGGGGCAGCTCAAAAATGAGCGCACCAGCTTTGAGGAGCACTGGCGCGAACTGGCGGAATTTATCGATCCGCGCAGTACGCGCTTTCTTACGACGGAGAGAAACAACGGCAGCAAGCGTAATACCCGCATCGTTGACCCTACCGCCTCCAAAGCTGCCCGCACTCTGCAATCAGGCATGCTTTCAGGTATCACCAGCCCAACCCGCCCATGGTTTAAGCTGGCAACGCCGGATCCGGAGATGATGCAATATGGACCGGTAAAACGCTGGCTTGATGTGGTCATGACCAGGATGAACGACGTCATGAACCGCTCTAACGTCTACCAGTCCCTGCCGATTATCTACCGGCACCTTGGTGTTTTTGGTACCGCGGCTATGGCGGTTCTCGAAGACGACGAAGATGTGATTCGTACTCATCCTCTGCCGATCGGAAGTTACTACCTGTCAAACTCGCATCGTTTGTCAGTCGATACCACGTATCGCGTTTTCTCCATGACTGCCCGCCAGATTGTTATGCAGTTTGGCCTGGACAATGTCAGTAACGCCGTGCGCGGCGCCTGGGATAACGCGAACTATGAAGCATGGTTCGATGTGGTCCATCTGACAGAGCCCAATATCGATCGTGTGAATGGCAAGCTGAACTCCCGCAACAAGGCATTCAAATCGGTGTATTTCGAGTTGTCCGGAGACGGTGACAAGCTCCTTCGTGAGGCTGGTTTTGATGAGCCGCCTATCCTTTCACCGCGCTGGGAGATTAACGGGGAGGACGTTTACGGGAGCAACTGCCCGGGAATGATGGCGCTCGGTACTGGTAAGGCGCTGCAGCTGGAGCAAATTCGCAAAGCTAACGCGATCGATAAGCTTGTTAACCCGCCAATGGTGGCCCCGACAGGTCTTAAAAATAAGCTGATCAACCTTGCCCCTGGCGGCGTTACTTATGTTGATGAGGTTGACGCTACCAAGCTAGTGCGTCCGGCTTACGCCGTCAGCCCTCAGCTTAATGACATGCTCGGCAGCATTGCTGATGACCGCCAAATGATTGAAGCCTGCTTCTTCTCTGACCTGTTTAACCTGTTCAGCACCATCAACACCAGGAGCATGCCAGTGGAAGCTGTGGCCGCAATGCAGGATGAGAAACTCCTGCAGCTTGGTCCAGTACTTGAGCGACTTAATGATGAATTCCTTGATCCTTTCGTTGATCGCACATTCAACATCATGGCGCGCCGCAACCTCTTTCCTGAGCCACCGGAAGAACTGCAGGGCACTCCTCTGAAAGTTGAATATGTATCCATTTTGGCACAGGCCCAGAAATCTATAGGGATCAGCAGCGTTGAGCGCTTCGTTGGCTTTGTTGGGAATCTTGCAAAAGCCAATCCTGCGGCGCTCGACAAACTCAATATCGACCAGACGATTGACGAGTACGGAAATATGCTCGGCGTCCCGGCCACGATCGTTAACTCTGATGATGAGGTGCAAGCCACGCGCGAACAGCGCGCTCAAATGGAACAACAGCAGCAGATGATGGCTATGGCCCAGCAAGCTGGTGCAACTGCTAAGACCCTGAGCGATACCAACACCGCTGACCCTAGCCTGTTAAAAACCCTCTCTGATGCTGCTCAGCAGCCGGCGGTGACGCAATGACTGATTACCTGAGCGAAGAAGAGCGTGAAGAACTGGCAGCAAATGAGCTCAAAAGGCAGCAGTTACGGCGCGAGAACGAACTTAATGACCTGCGTCTCATCTGCGAGACAGAACATGGCCGCCGTTTCATCTGGCGCCTGATTGAGCAGGCTGGGGTGTGGCGTACGACTTATACCGGTGAGGCGCTCTCGGCAGCCTTCGCCGAAGGAAAACGTAACACGGGACTGAAAGTCTTTTCCGACGTGATGGAAGCGTGTCCCGATCAGTATCTGGCAATGGCCAAAGAGGCCAGCGAGGAATAGCGATGAATTTATTTGAGCGTCTGATGTATCGGCTGTGCAATGAGCAGCCTGCAGATGGTGGGGCAGCTCCAGCAGCATCCGAACCATCCCCGACTCCTGCGGCTGAGCAATCTGAAGCAGCGCAACAACCAGCAGCAGATCCAGAACCTTCGCCAGCTGATGGTGATAAACCTAAGCCGACTGGCGATAAGCCAACTCCTTCTGTTGAACCATCGGTTCCAGAAAAATATGAACTAACGGCACCTGAAGGCACTGAGCTGGACTCAAAAGCTGTTGAGTTGTTTGAGCCCGTGGCGCGCGAGCTTGGTCTTTCTAATGACCAGGCGCAGAAGTTGGCTGGACTGTGGCCACAACTGCAGGAGCAAATCCAGAACCGCCAGGCTGAGTCGTGGGGGCAGCAGGTTGAACAGTGGGCAGCTGACACGAAGGCTGACAAAGAAATCGGTGGCGACAAATTAACGGTATCCGTCGGACACGCGCAGAAGGCGCTGGATACCTTCGCATCGAAAGAGTTCCGCGAATTCCTTGACTCGACCGGCCTGGGTAACCACCCGGAAATGGTTCGGGCGTTCGCAAAGGTAGGCAAGTTGATGAGTGAAGACAGTTTCGTCACTGGCCAGGGTAACGGATCGCCGAAAAACGATCTGGTCGAAGCGTTTTATCCAAGCAAAAAATAGTGAGGTGTAATCATGGCTTTAATTGGTCAGACGCTGCCTTCTCTTCTTGACGTGTACAGCCGTACCGACAAGAACGGGCGGATCGCTAAAATCGTCGAGCAGCTGGCGAAAAGCAACGATGTCATTACCGATGCGATTTACGTGCCGTGTAATGACGGTTCCAAGCACAAAACCACCATTCGTGCCGGTATTCCCGAGCCGGTGTGGCGCCGTTACAACCAGGGCGTGCAGCCTACCAAAACCCAGACCGTTCCGGTGACTGACACTACCGGTATGCTGTACGACCTTGGCTTTGTGGACAAAGACCTGGCCGATCGCTCCGGTAATGCGGACTCGTTCCGCGTGTCCGAGAACATGGGCAAGCTGCAGGGCTTTAACAACAAGGTTTCCCGCTACACCTTCTACGGCAATACCGATGCTGAGCCGGAAGCGTTCATGGGCCTGGCTCCGCGCTTCAACACTCTGAGCACTTCCAAAGCGGCCAGCGCGGAGAACGTATTCAGCGCCGGTGGTAGTGGTTCTACCAATACCTCCATCTGGTTCATGTCCTGGGGTGAGAACACTGCGCACATGATCTATCCGGAAGGTATGGTCGCCGGGTTCCAGCATCAGGATCTGGGTAATGACCTGGTCAGCGATGCGAACGGCGGTCAGTTCCTGGCTTACCGTGATGAGTTCAAATGGCATCTCGGCCTGTCAGTCCGTGACTGGCGTTCGATCTCGCGCATCTGCAACATCGATGTCACCACGTTGACCAAAGATGCTGCAACCGGCGCCGACCTCATCAGCATGATGGTTGATGCGTACTACGCGCGTGATGTAGCAATGCTGGGCGATGGTAAAGAGGTCATCTACTGCAACAAGACCATCCATGCCTGGCTGCACAAGCAGGCTATGAATGCGAAAAACGTTAACCTGACGATCGACGAATATGCCGGTAAGAAAATCGTTTCTTTCCTGGGTATTCCGATCCGTCGCGCTGACGCCATCCTGAATACTGAATCAGCCGTAACGGCGTAAGGGGGGATCATGCTGCTCGACCAGCAAGCGCTTTTTTCCGCAGCTCAGGCCATTACGGCCACGGCTGCTTCGACCAACGTCATTGATACCGGCAGCAATAAAGATATCGGTAAATATGGCGATATCCCGCTGCTTATCCAGGTGGTTGAAGGTTTCAACAACCTGACCAGCCTGACTGTGACGGTGCAAACCGATGACAACTCTGCATTCAGTTCAGCTGCGGACGTGCTGTCCATGACGATCCCTCTGGCGTCTCTGGTGCTGGGCTATAAGTCTCCGGTTATCACGTTGCCGATGAAGATGGAACGCTACATCCGTCTGAACTATACGGTGACTGGTACTGCGCCGACCACTGGTAAAGTCACTGCGGGTATCACCGGAGGCGTGCAAACCAATGCCTGAGTACAAAGTCGCTAAGCGGTCATTCATCAATGGCCGCCTGCATGAGCCGGGCGACATCGTTACCTACGACGGTGAGCCGGGAAGTAATCTGGTTTCCGTTGATGCCAGCCTGAGCGAAAAGATTGTCCCGGCCAGTGCAGAAGAGTTAACCGAGCTCGACGATTTGCGCAAACAGTATGAAGAAATGTTCGGCGAAGCGCCGCATTTCAATACCAAAGCGGAAACTCTGAAGGCGAAGATCGCCGAAAGGCGAAAAGAACTCGGGGTGTAAGCCCTCATAACCAAAGGGGCGAAAGCCCCTTTTTAGTTGGTGGATGATATGGCATCAGTGATCAATATCTGCAATATCGCGCTGGCACGTATAGGCAACAGCCGGACGATTAATAGCCTCACCGAAAAGACCAAAGAGGCATATACCTGCAACCTGTTTTACGAGTCCATGCGCGACGCAGTTCTGGCAGACAACGACTGGAACTTTGCCATGTCGCGCGTTGTCCTGGCTGACCTTGGCGACCCTGCGCCGGGATGGTTGTTCCGGTATCAGTACCCGACCGACTGCGCGCGCATAGCTGCCATATTACCGAAGTGGTTCACTGGGTCTCATATCGCTCTGCAGGATAAGCCTGTTTTTGAAGTTGGCAGCAATGAAGATGGCACTGGCCGCGTCATTCATACCAATGAGTCTCAGGCGGTACTGCTATACGTGAAAAGCATTACTGACCCGACGATGTTTGATGCCCTGTTCGCTGATGCTCTTTCGTGGCGTATGGCGGCAGAGATAGCCATGCCGATCGCGGCAAATGCCAGTCTCGGTCAGCAGGCAATGGCCAATTATCAGCAGGTGCTTACGGCGGCCATGCAACGCTCTCTTGATGAGGCACATGAACCGCAGCAGGCGATGTCTGACCTTGCCAGTGCGAGGATCTGCTGATGGCCTATTCACTGGTGCAGCCGTCGCTTGCAGGCGGCGAGATATCTCCTTCACTGTATGGTCGAATCGATCTTGAAAAATACCAGACGTCGTTGCGCCGCTGCCGCAACTTTATCGTCCGGCAGTCAGGCGGCATTGAAAATCGTCCCGGTTTCCGGTTCCTGGGGAGCGCGAAATATGCAGACCGTTACTGCCGGCTAATACCGTTCCAGTTCAGTGTATCGCAAACCTATGCGCTCGAGCTCGGTGATCACTATTTTCGTGTCTGGTCTAACGGCGCACTGGTTACGGACGGCGGCGGCCCTGTTGAAGTTGCTACCCCATGGCCGGTGAGCGTCATCTCTGAGCTGAAATTTACGCAGTCTGCCGATGTGATGACAGTGTGCCACAACGATTATCCGCCGCTTGAGATCCGCCGTTACGGAGAGGCTGACTGGCGCACCGCCGCAGTGACAACAACCAGCGGGCCATTCCAGGACCTGAACACAGACGACTCGGTAACTGTGTACGCCTCAGGCCGAACTGGCTCCGTAACGTTGACTGCCAACAGCCCGATTTTCAAAAGCCAGCACGTGGGAAAACTGTTCTACATGGAACAGAAAGCGGTAGATAGTGTTGGTCGGTGGGAAACCGATAAAGACATCGGGATCGGTGACGAGTGCCGATATCAGGAGAACTTTTATCGCTGTGTTGACGGCGGTTCTAATGGCACAACCGGCACTGTTGCTCCGACCCATACAACGGGAGATTCCTGGGATGGCTGGGGTCTTGGTGGCCGTAACGGTGTGCTATGGCGCTATCTGCATAGTGGTTTTGGCGTGTGCCGTATTACAGCCGTCGCCGGAGATGGACTAACTGCAACGGCCGACGTTGTGCCACGTCAGGATGGTGAGATCGAGCTGCCAGCGCAAGTGGTAGGTAGCACCTTCGCCACTTACAAATGGGCGCATTATGCCTGGAACGATACAGACGGCTACCCGGGTACAGTTACCTATTACCAGCAGCGGCTGATTTTCGGCGGCAGCCGGGCATTTCCTCAAACTATATGGTGTAGCCGTACCGGTGATTATCACAACTTCTATCGCAGCAACCCGAAGGTTGACGACGATGCGATCACCTATAACTACGCCGGTCGCCAGCTGAACAAAATCCTGCACCTTCTCGATGTCGGTCAGCTTATCGTGCTGACCAGCGGCGGAGAGTTCAAGGTGACAGGCGACAGCAACGGCAATCTGACGGGAACCGGTGGCTTTGCGATGTCCGGTCAGTCGTTCAACGGTAGCAGCGATCTGGCACCAATCAACGTTGGTAGCGTTGCACTGTACGTTCAGCAGAAGGGCTCCATCATCCGTGACCTGTTTTACTCATTCGACCAGGACAGCTATCAATCAAGTGATCTGACCCTCCTGGCCAGTCACCTGTTTAACGGTTACAGCATCAGGGACTGGGCTTTGTCTGTACAGCCGTTCAGCGTTGCATGGTGTGCGAGGAGTGACGGCATGCTGCTTGGGCTGACTTATCTCCGTGAGCAGCAGGTATATGCCTGGCATCCGCACCCGATGATTAATGGCTATGTCGAATCGATCTGCAGTATTAGCGAAGGGCAGGAAGATGCGGTCTATGCGCTTGTTCGCCGTACGGTGAATGGATCGACAGTTCGTTATGTTGAGCGACTGAACACCAGGCAGTTTACAGAACAGCAGGATGCATTTTTCGTGGATTCTGGCCTGTCTTACAGCGGAGAAAACACCGACTCTTCACGCACAATGACGATCGGTTCCACCGGTGGCTGGACATACCAGGATGAATTCACGCTAACGTGCAGCTCTGCAATCTTCGACTCATCGAGCACTGATTACGAGATCCATATTCCCTACACCGAAGGCGGTGTCAGCAAGTCGATGCGTTTGAGCATTGCTGGTGTTATCTCATCAACAGTGGCTACCGTATTAGCAAACCGTGATGTGCCGACAGCGCTGCGCAACACTGCGCAATCAACATGGTCGATAGCACGTCGGACATTTGCCGGATTATCCCACCTGGAAGGGCAGACGGTCAGCATTCTGGCCGACGGGAATGTTGAGCCTCAGCAGATAGTTTCTGGCGGTGAGGTGACTATCGAAAATCACGCTTCTGTAGTGCATATCGGTTTGCCGGTAGCCGCGGTTATCGAAACGCTGGACGTGAACGTTGCAGGGCAGTCTACGCTGCTGGATAAGACCAAACTCATCAATCAGCTTTGCGTAATGCTCAACAGCGGGCGCTCGGTTTGGGCCGGAACAGATGATGCTCACTTACTGGAGTATACCCAGCGTGAGTGGGAATTCTACGACGACCCGGTAGGGCTAAAGACGGGCATCATCGATATGAACCTCGATGCAAACTGGGAGCGTAACGGGCGGGTTGTAATTAGCCATTCCGATCCGCTGCCGCTTGGCATTCTGGCCATTATACCGCGCGTAACGGTAGGGGGCTGAAATGCGAAAAGTTGAGATAGTCAGCGTTACTGACGAGCATATCAGAGCCATTCTCCCGCATGTCCGCCAGGCAGACCACGATGAGTTTATGGCTGCAGCCGGTATGACTCCGGCGGAAGTCATCACTCGCGCCATGAAAAGCGCTTCGGTAGCCGCTGCAGGGATGATTAACGGCCAGGTGGTAACCATCTTCGGTATATCTCCTGCATCGATCATCACCGGGCGCGGTATTCCGTGGCTTGTAAGCACCGACCACATTGAGCATCAGCCGCTGACATTCCTCCGCCATTGCCGACCGATTCTTCGTGACATGTCACGCGGATATCGCGTGCTTGAAAATTACGTCGATGCGCGTAACCACGCAGCAAAATCCTGGCTTCACTGGATGGGGTTCACCCTGGCAGATCCTGAGCCATACGGATTGATGAGAATGCCTTTCCACCATTTCATTAAGGAAATAGCCCATGTGTGAACCAGCTACCGCAGCACTAGCCGTAACCGCAGTTGCTGGCGGTCTCAGCGCTTACAGCCAGATCCAGACAGGCCGCGCTAACGCCGCGCTGGCGAACGCTAACGCCGACGCTCAGGAGCAGGCCGCCCGCGACACTATTAATACAGCTAATGACCAGGCATACCAGCAGCGGCAGCAGGCCCGGCGGGTTGCCGGTCAACAGACCACCGCTCTGGCGGCTAACGGCGCCGACCTGACGAGCGGTAACGCATTGGACCTGACAACTGAAACCATGCAGCAGGGCACGCTCGACGCGCTGACCACCATCAACAACGGCCAGCGACAGGCCGCTGGGTTGCAGTTCCAGGCTGATACCAGCCGAGCGCAAGGGAAAATTGATAAGCAGTCCGGAATGCTTGGCGCAGGTTCAACACTGCTCAACTCCACGCTGACCGGTCTTAATGCATACAAGACGCTGGGCGGTACCTGGAAGCCGCTTTCCGCTAAGTAAAAGGAGCTGACTATGCCAACCGTTCCGCAATATCAACGCCAGAGCCAGACGCAAACCGCGCCGGTGATGACGAGTAATCTTCGTGTCCCGGAAAATCCGCTGGTGCAGGGCATCCAGCAGGCTGCTGATACGTCGATCAATATGATGGCTGATGCAAAGCGCAAGGCTGATGTAGCGCTTAGCCAGGATGCTCTGCTGCAGTTTAATCAGTTCGGTGATGACCAGTTCAACAATCCTGACAATGGTCTGATAACGAAGCAGGGAAAGGCTGCGCTCGGGCAAAGCGATGTCGTCATGCAGAACATGCAGCAGAAAGCTCAGGACTTGCTGGGTACCGTGCCGGATGGCGAAGCCCGTCAGCAGTTATCTTTTCAATTGCAGCAGTCCATGCAGTCATTTCACAACCAGGCCCGCCGGTATGAGGTTGGCCAGTTCCAGCAATTTCAGGATCAGGCGTTTACTTCTGGGAACTCTCTGGCCGTAACTCAGTCCACTGGTCTTTATAACGATAACCCGGCCTTCGTGAGTCTTGCCAAACAGCGTTTTGATGCCATTGATCAGTATGCTGATGTTCATGGCATGCCTGATGAATGGCGCGTGCAGCAAAAAACGCAGCTCAAAGAGCAGATGGGGTGGCAGGCTACTACTGGGAATATTGCTCAGCAGTTTGGAGATCTCCTTCAAAAAAACGGCGAGCCAGGCGATCTAGATGGCGTTGGCCGCGTTGTGGCTCACGGTAACTCTGGCGCAGCTAGGGGCCTGAGGAATAACAACCCCGGTAATATTGAAGCAGGTTCAAACCCCTGGGAGGGGCAGACGGGGAGTGATGGCCGTTTTGCTACTTTTGCGACGCCCGAGCATGGGATCCGCGCGCTGGGTAAAAACCTGCTGTCGTACCAGCGCCAGGGATACGACACCGTGAGCGAGATCGTTAATCGTTGGGCGCCGGCCAGCGATGGCAATAACACCGATGCTTATATCAAGGCGCTGTGCAGCGCCCTTGGTGTGGGAGCTAATGACCCGCTTGATGTGTCCAACCCTAAAACCCTTGCAGCTTTGTGTGCCGGTATTGTTAAGCATGAAAATGGCAGTGTCCCATACAGTGCTGACCAGCTTGAAACTGGTGTGTCGGCTGCGCTCGGGTTAACTAACCTTGATTCACCAAAGCGCTATACGGGAAATGCCGCTTTTGATGCTATGAGCCCTCAAATGCAAATGCAGGCATTGAGGCAGGCTAACGAGCTTAATAACCAGTACCGTCAACAGTATGCTGAACAACTTAGCTCTGTAGTGAAGGATGCATATTCAGCTCTTGATGAGGGGCTTAGACCGGCTCAATTACCTTCTGAGGCTGATTTTATCCGGGCTAATGGCCCTCGCGTTGGGGCGTTGAAATGGCAAGATATGCAGGCGCAGATACAATATGGCGGCGTAATTGGTGCAGCTAAGGACCTTACCCCTGAAGGACGACAGGACATTCTTGAGCGACTTCGCCCACAGGATCCAAATGCTCCTGGCTTTGCAGCTAACCAGCAACGATGGGAGAAAATGCAGAGCAAATTTAAGCAAATGGATACAGAGTGGCAAGCACAACAGGGGCGCAACCGCTTAGTTTCATCCTTGCAAAATAACTTCCCCTTAGATCCTAACGACAAAAATAACCAGGCAGCCGTGGACCATTACTTTGCTCAGGATATTGCGCCTTCGTTTTCGATATCTGATCCGCAGAGCATCAATGCGCTGGCCACCGTCACAACTAAAAGCGGCATGATACCAACGCAGGTCAAAACTATGCTTAACAGCGGAGCAACCTCAAGAGATCCTGCACTGGTTGTTCCTATGGCAAAATTCTACGGCCAGTTATTCGATAATAACCCGGCGGCCGCAGCAACCCTTGATAAGGGAACGATGGCATTTTATGGGAAGGTTTACGATTATTCCCGCGCTGGAGTTCCGGAGGATAAGGCTGTGGACATGGCATATAGCCAGGTATTCCAGCAGGATGACCGGATGAAACAGATGCTTTCCACTGCCATGCGAGACAAAAAATATGTCGCCGCACGGACAACTGCTGCACAAAACAACGCTAGCAGCCTGACCTCATTTGGTTCGTGGTCTCCAGACATTACCGATCCAGGCAAATCAAATGCGGCCTATCAACGTGATTACCAGACAATTTACGATGCAAACTTTGCACAGACTGGGGGCGATGCAGACCAGGCTGAGAAAATGACCAACGCCATGATCAGAACCACATGGGGAGTTTCTACTATTAATGGTAGTGCAGAGGTTATGAAATATGCCCCAGAAGCGCTTTATGGGGTGAACAGTGGATCCGGTAACTGGATAGAAGGCCAATGGTATCAGGAGAAAAACGAGCTTAAAGCTAAAGCTTTTGGTGGTGCTCGTAGTGATACTGATTTGGTTATCGTTCCTGATGGTGTCACGCCAAGAGATAAAAGCTATGCGGTCATGGTGAGACAGAAAAATCAGGACGGTTACGATGATGTCCGTCCGTATTATGGTGAGAATGGGCTTCCCGTTCGCTTCAAACCAGATCAGCAGACATCTCCGATGTACAGACAAACCATGCAGTTCCAGCAGCAACGAGTCGATGAGGCTAGAGTGAAGCGAGAAGGCAATCCATTACCGCAGTTCAGTAACAATGAAGGCTATACGCCGCCAGATCTGACTAAGCCTTTTGGCTATGGTTCAGCCAATAACCTTCCTAGCAACATTTACGCAGGGGGCAAATAATGCCGACGTATGAACAGGATCCGAAAGAGTTGCTTGGCGAGGACATTCAGCAGATAGCCACGCCAGATGACAGCGATTTTTATATGGAAACGCCTTCTTTGCTCTCTGCCGTAAATCCATTTACCAGCGATCAGCGCGTTCAGCAATCCAGGCAAGCAGCTTTCCGCATAGATAACTCCCTGGGAAGTTTTATCGCCAGCGCTCCGTTCAGCCAGTTTGACCGAGTTGACGGCTATAACCCGTTTGATAATGATGCCGCAGATATTAAAGGCTATGAGGACTTTGCTGATTCATTTATCAACGCCGGATCGCCAGAGGAAACTCTTGCTATTAAGCACCGCATAGATCAGCAGAAGGCGGACAGGGAATATCTATCCGAGGTCGGAGGCGCAGGAACGATTTCAAGTCTGGCAATGGGAATGATTGATCCAGTTAACGTCGCTGCGATGTTCATTCCTGCTGGAGCCGTGGCCCGCGGCGGGAGCATCGCAGAAACAGCAGGGCGCTTTGCCTTAGCTAACGCTGCAGGCGGAGTTGCGTCAGAAGCATCATTGCAGGCGACGCAGGAAACAAGATCGGCGATGGAGAGTATTTCAAACGTTGCGGTTGATGCTCTTGTCGGCGGTATTCTTGGCGCTGGCGCACAGGTTCTTGCAGGGCCCGCTCAGCGCTCCGCTGTTGCTAATGCCATTGGTGAGAATTTGCGTGGCATGGACTCTCCGCAGAGCATTGGCGCCGCGCAGGTGTTCAATACGACGCTAGATCAGGAGCAACTAGCTGGGCTTGGTCTCGCAAATAAAACTCTCAGCGTCACGCCTGCTGGCCGGCTGGCTCAGTCTCCATCACTGGTTTCCCGACAGATAAACCAGCAACTGGCTGAGAATAACTATTTCTTTGCCAAAAATGACGAAGGCCTAGCTACATTTACGGCAGCAGAAACAAAGATTAAGCAATACGATGCCATGCTCTATAAGCAGATGGAAACCACCCGAGACGCTTATCAGCAGTACAGCAAGTCCGTCAGCGCCAGCGGTGCGAAGAGGATGAACTTTGTAGATTTCAATGAGGCTGTGGGCATGGCTATGCGCCGCGGCGATCAGAGTGATATTCCTGAAGTGGCGCAGGCGGCCGCCAGTATTCGACCTATTTTCGAGAGCACAAAAGCCCGTATGCAGGAGCTTGGGATCCTTCCGGAAGATGTCGATGTTGTGACGGCACAAAGCTATCTTCCACGTATTTATAAATTCGATAAGATACTTTCAGACCGCACTGAATTCAGGGGGAGGATAGCCAACTGGATACAGGGTATTAGTGCTAAAGGAGCTGATAAAGCCGGGCAGAGAATTGAAAAGATAAATGCAGGTCTGAAAAATGCGGAGGAATCAGCGCCGCGCGCTGAGGCCCTGGCGAGTGATATCGCCGAAGCCGAGAAATGGTCCGGGAAAAAAATCCTACTCATGGAAGAGCTGGATAAACGCAATAAGCTCATATCTCAGGAAGCTGACACACAGGCGCGCCTTACCAGAATAGAAAAACAATTGGCTAATACTTCATCAGAAAGACTTCAGGCCAGAATGATGAAAGAAAGCTCTGATCTTAAAACACGGCTTGATGATATAGCTCAGGCTAAAGAAGAACTTCCGGTCTATCAGCGCCATATGGAGTTGCTGGATAACCCACGGAAATACCGTTCTGAGCTTCGCCGACTGCAAAAACGGGCAAATTCAACCACAAGGCTGAATGCAAGCCGCGAGCGGGCTCTAAAGCAGATGGAACCTCTTTCCCGAGAGGAAGCAGAGGACGCTGCTGACGAGATCGTGAATAAAATAATCGGCGCACCTTCCGGACTTGTTCCTGCCGATATTATCCCAGAAAGACTCGTTGGCCGGGCTGGTTTCACCAAAAGCCGAACTCTGCTTATTCCCGATGAACGTATAGAGGATTTCCTGGAGTCAGACGTCAATCACATCATGGAAAGCTACCTCAGGCAGGTGGCTCCGGAAATCGAACTGACAGCGCAGTTCGGCCGTAAAGACATGGGGGATCAGATTCGCCAGGTTAGCGAAGAATATACGCGGCTGATCAAAGAGGCGAAAACGCCTAAACAACGCGCTGCGCTTGAAAAACAACGCGAAGCAGATATCAGGGATATAACTGCAATGCGCGACCGCCTTCTCGGTACCTACGGCGCCCCGCAGGATCCTCGCAGTTTCTTTGTTCGGGCTGGGAGGGTTGCAAGGAATGTTAACTTCCTTCGCCTGCTTGGCGGCATGACCGTCGCTGCGGCAACTGATCTGATGCGGCCGATGATGCAGCATGGTCTGCGTAAATCTCTCGGTCCTATGGCCAGCATGCTAAGGAACATGGATGCCGTAAAGATCGCCACAAAAGACCTGCGCGAAATGTCTGTTGGCCTGGAGTACGTTCTTTCAACGCGAACCAAAGCTATTGCCGACCTTACCGACCCCTATAGTCGGAGAACTGCCGCTGAACGGGGCCTGAACTGGATGACGCAGAAATTCGGCAACTGGACGCTGATGAACCAATGGAACAGCGTGCTTAAATCCTGGTCAGGGATGATTGTGCAATCCCGGATCCTTGACGCTGCCCGCCAGGTTTCTGCCGGAAGAATGCTCGCTAAAGATGAAGTGCGGAAGATGGCACAGGTCGGTATCAATGAGGATATGCTGCGGCGCATCGGTGAGCAGTTCGGTAAGCACGGCGAGGATATGGATGGACTTCTAACCGGCCACAGCCACTTGTGGGACGATCGTCACGTTAGGGAGATATTCCAGGCCGCGGTGCTGAAGGATGTCGATTCGGTGATTGTAACCCCTGGCGTTGGCGATACGCCGCTGTTCTTCAGTAAAGAGGGGTGGAAGCTGATCACACAGTTCAAAACGTTTATATTTGCTCAGCATAACCGCGTTCTGATATCTGGCATTCAGCAGGGCGATGCATCATTCTATCTTGGTGCTCTTGGAACTGTTGCGCTGGGCTCGATGGTGTATATGATGAAGCAAAAGCTTAGCGGTCGTGACATAGATTACAGCTGGAATAACCTTGTGAAAGAGGGGATCGACAGGGGCGGCATGCTGGGATGGTTGTCAGAGCCGCTGAACACCCTTGAAAATGTAAGCGGCGGCAGGTTTGGTCTTGGCGCGATGTTTGGGGCGCCGCCGGTATCCAGGTTCCAGAGCCGCAATGCTATAGGCGCATTGCTTGGGCCGACCTTCGATCTCGGTGGTGATGCTGCAACGGTGGCGCATGGGGTACTGAACGGAGAATTTGACAGCCAGCAAACCCACGCGGCCCGTAAAATGCTACCATTTCAGAACCTGTGGGCGATATCACCACTACTAAACAAAGTTGAAGAGCAGATGAAATAAGGAAATATCATGGGGATTCTTGGTAAGTTCGGTAATTTTTTAGAGAAATCTGGTGTTTCTGTTTTTTCAAAAGAAACATTAAAACTGCTTACCGAGATGAATGATCAGGGTGTTTACCAATCATCGCTTGCGGCAGTTGACTTTGCGTTATCAATGAGAAATGAAGAGCACTTTGAAACCTTCGTACTTTCGAGAATTCTTCTCGAGCCGTACCAGTCCAGCAATGATGAGCGCATGACCTTATACAGGATTATGCAAGACAATTATGGGCAGGGGTTAAAAATGTTCAAGAAATCATTAGCTTTCGCAAAACAGTATGGTGGAGAAGGTATTGTTAAAGGTGAATTTAATTTCAAATTAATGGGTTTCAGAATAATTATGTTCAACCTTGCATATAATTCTAAATTAATTGATTTTGATATTGCCTCAAAGTTTTATGAAACCTTGTGGCGATCTACAAAAGGTGACACTCCTGATAATGCTATTGATGATTTTATACAAAGAGAAAAGTTAATGGTAAGTATCGGCGTATCCGATCCAACTGCGAATCAAAAAAAAGAGGATTATCAATTTTATAAGAATGTGATTTCTTTGTGGGCAAGTCGTGGAATCATGAATGTATGAATGAGTTAAACAGGCCGCTTTCGCGGCCTTAATTATCACTGACCGCCGGGGCGGGAGTCAGCAGAACGGCCGCCGCAGCGTGAGCCGTCAGCTGCAGTATCATCAGGATGCTGGCAGTTACCAGCGAAAGCCTGTGCGGAAGAACCCAGAGACAACAGAACAAACAGCACTGCTAATGCTTTTTTCATTTTCACTTACCATGTGTAGACCACTGAACCGTGGCTTTATGATTGTAGCGCTGTGCTCAGATTTCATCCATCAAAAAGCCCGCTAGGCGGGCTTCTTAACAAGATAATCAGGATGCCATGGCTTTTGATCTCTACTCATTGGTTTTCCTGATATTTTATCATAAAACTTATCAGCAAGAGCGGCTACAAATTGAACAGAGGACTCGTATTCAGCTTCTTTGTGTGCAGGAGGAAACCAGAAATCTAGAACCCCTGCATTCCTGTTTTCACACACTGCATAAATTAAATATGCATCTGATGTTGGAATTTGCTTTTCATATCCACCGGGACCATATCTACCGGTAGACCAATTATTCCAACATTCTTCAGTGCCATTTATCCCATATTCATTGGTGTATAATCCAATATTTACATGAACTTTTCTTATGTGAATAGGGTAGACACATGGAGGTTTATGAAAAAGACTATCCTTACCGAAGTCAGGATGGTGACCATAGCGCCAGTGAAAAATAAATGAGTCTTTAAAACCTTTTAATATAAGGTCAGATTTAAATTTCTGTTCGCTATATACGCCACCAAGATATTCATTCTGGACCATCAAAGGAAGCTCTCAGTAACCGCTCTTCTCGAGAGTCGGATAGTTCCCTGGAAAGCGCGCTTGCTTCAGAGAAAGAGAGCTTCTTAACGCGCGGTACACAGCTTTCCTCAACAGCTTCACATTTCTTAACTACTTCCACAGCAATCGTATGGCGATATGCAAAACTGGAACTACGGACTATCTGGTACCCAAGCTTTTTAGCAAGGGCATCGAGGTGTGTCATGCGGGCAGTTTTACGCAAGCCACTCGTAGCTTTCAGCTTGCGCTGCTGGAGAGTTGGCTTTCTGCCTTTCTCTTCAGTGGCAATCAGAGCAACAATTTTTGACATGGGTATCTCCGCAATGAACTCAATTAAAGGTTGAATACCTTTGGGCTAAATATACTCACAGGTATTGTTGGTTGCAAGATGAGCAGAGCAATAAAAACGCGATATCAATAGATATGAATAGGTTACATATCATGAATTTTAGGCGCTTCCCTGCGCCAGCAGCCTCAGTAACCCTTGGCCTTAGCCATCACGTACTGAGCATGCGTCTCTATGTCGCGCAGTACGGTGCCGATACCAACAATGTAGCTGAGCATGGCCGTGACCTCTGCGGCGGCGCCGGATACATCGTGCCCGTCAGCATCGAGTTCGCGGAGCAGCTTCATCACCATTGAGCTTTTCGCCAGTTCACGCAGGCCATCAGGTGAATGGATGTGATCCTGATAGCGTCGGTTAAGAGGGAAGGTGTAATGCTTCTGCTCGACCTGCAATGCATCCATGATCGCCGGCAACATGCTGCTGGTCATCTCCTGGGCCAGCATGCGGGCTTTATCAGCCTGGGAGAGTTCTTCCCGAACGTACCGGCCAGTCTTGCGGATCTGCGGAAGCACCTCGCTGGTTACCCATTTGCGGAAGCGGTAGGGGATGGTGCCCGGCGTCACCGCATCGCGGCAGCGGAGGATAAGGGTATAGAGGCCAGACTCGGAGATGATGAGGGTATTGGGGTTCCCGCGTTTTCCGTCGGTTAAAGCGACGGTATTCTTTTCGTCATCGTCGAGCTTCAGAAGAGCATCACGGTTGTTGGCTATGCCAAGAGCATGACATACGTCGAGCGCGATAAACCACGGAGCGCCATCAATGATAATGGCACGAATATCAGCCTGCGATTCGAACGAAAAAACGGAAGTATTTTTTGTGGAGGTCATAGCGATCACCTTTGTAGTCAGGTTAATCACCACTGCGACGCCAATCGCAGGTGGTGAACTGTGCAGGGTTGGCGTAACCGGCTACAAAGGAACCCGGCGCGGATTTCTCCGCCCCCACACAGCCCACCATAATTCGTGTGAGTCCATGCTTAACGCATAAAAAAACCGCTTGCGCGGTATCTGCGCCTTTGTAGTGTTCGGGACGCCAATCCCGGCACCGGATTTTGCCGATGCCCGATCACTATGGCACAAGGGGAATGGGTTGTAAATTTACCATTTTGGTAATAATTAAGCGAGTGTTATTACCGAAATATTAGGTATGGTGATTGAGGATCGAACCAGGAAGGAAGCCACAAAAAGCCCGCGGCGCGGGCTTAATTCTTTTTCAGCTTCTTCTTTTTCCACCTGGTAGCTAGCCATTCAAATTCTTGATAGGTAATTTCGGAGTTTATTTTTTCTCGTATGGCTCTAATCAACGGTTCAGCAATATCCCAAGTTTCGATAACAGTTGTGTACGAAGTTCGTTTGATCATCTCTTCGTTATAGATACCTTGCCTGATGCTTACTGCAACGCGCTCATAAAAGTTAAGTATATACTGGAACTTACGGCGTTCATCCATTTCCTGTTCTGTTATAGAAGTGCCTTCTATGGGGAAAACATACGAACGGAATGATTTTCCTGACTGGTGGGCTTTCTTGAGGATATGCAGTGACTCGATGTAGTCTTTGTCTTTTCTGCTTTCGAACAGAAATACAGCGGTCTGTGTTTTCTTCGCTGTTCGCACGTTATAGACAATGGTGATTATGGCGACAAGAACGCCTATTAACACTATGATATTGCTAATTATTTGTAATGTAACTGCGTCTAGTGTCATGAAAAAAATCCATAAAAAAGGCGGGGAAATCCCGCCTAAGAGGTTAACCTGATTTAAAAACCATCAAATTCGTCAAACCACTTTTTCATGTTACCTCCTTTTCAACGTTACCAGACACCTTGTGGTGCCTCGTCGGAAGGAATTCAATGTTTGGTTGAATTACCTTATTGGTAATCTTACTCAAAAAAGATCAACGACGCAATGAAACTGAGTGAACCAGAATGAAACAGAGTGATACGGCATTAGCCAACTTTGTAGGGTCATCACGGTCCCATGCAGTAATTTTCAATCACTATCTGAGTTGCTGCCTGATCTGCATTGCGCAGAAATCCAGGTGTGTTTGCAGCTCCAGCATCGACAGCTGCGAGCTTGTCACATAGTTAACCAGTGCCACCAGTTCCGCCGCCGCACCGCTGACATCGTGGCCATCTCGCTCCATTTCCCTGAGCAACTCCATCAGCTGTGATTTTACAACCAGGGATCTGACCCCTTCCGGGGTGTGAATACGATCCGCAAAACCTTCGTCGACAGGATACTGGTACCGCTCTGGCATTAGGATTACTCCGATAAATACTGTATATATATACATATATCAAAAGGTAACAGGGTTTTCCAGAAGGTTTTTATTTACCTTAATGGTAATGTTTTTGCTCGTTTCGATCTGTTTTATTCATATATGGTTTGATGGGTAATAGAATGCTTCTATGCACGCGCGCCAGCGCTGACCACTGGAGCAGACTATGACAGTTTCAACGCAGGTAAGCCGTAACGAGTACACCGGGAACGGCGCCACTACCCAATACGATTTCACGTTCCGCATTCTTGATAAAAGCCACCTGCTGGTGCAGACGTTGGATACCTCCGAAAGCATCGTGACGCTAACACTCGGTACCGACTACACGGTTACCGGAGTAAACCGTTACAACGGGGGGAAGGTGGTTCTGACATCAGCGCTTCCAGCTGGCTACAAAATCTCTATCGAGCGCAGCACGCCGGTTACGCAGGAAGCCAGCATCAGGAACCAGGGAGGCTTCTTTCCTGAGATCCACGAAGATGCTTTCGATAAGCTGACCATGCTGGTGCAGCAGGCATATGGATGGTGGTCTGGTCTATCTCTCAGGAAGCCATCATGGCTCGCGAACTATTATGACGCGCTCAATAACCGTATTCGTAACCTGCGTGATCCTTCACTGGCGCAGGATGCCGCAACAAAAAGCTACGTCGATAGTAGTGATATCGATCTGCAGCAGCAGATAACCAGCAACTTTAATCGTTCACTGCGTGTCCCTGACTCCTATATAAGCCAGCTACCATCGGCCCAAGATCGCGCCTGGAAGGGGCTGGGTTTTGACGGTGCTGGTCAGCCTAAATTGCAGGACCCTGCAGGGACGGGGCTATGGGGATACGTTCCGGCCATAGGTTCGTTTGAGCAGGGATCGCTACTCACTCAACGTTTTGAGGTTCTTCTGTGGGAATCCACGGACGAATACTGGCGCTGGGATGGCGTAATGCCTAAGGTCGTTTTACCTGGTAGCACGCCGGCGACGGCTGGCGGTACAGGAAAGGGTAAGTGGATCGACGTTACCGATGCGACTCTTCGCTCAAACCTGGGTTCAGGCGAAGGGGCAATGAAGGTTTACCGGAACGCCTCACCTCTGGCCAGAATCATTCGCTCCTCGATTTTTGAATACCTTACTGAAGCTGATCAGCAGGCGTTGCTCACAATTCCTGGCGTTAATGTTATCGCTGACTACGCGTTAAAAAAAGCTATAGCTGATGGAGTGATGGTACTGGATATTCCGTGGAATGTCGGTGCGTTAAATTTCGGGCTTGACCCCGCAATGCTTCCATTAGGTTTTCAATTTATAGGGTGGGGTTGCCGACGCCCATATACAATTGATGACGATAACAGTTTTCTGAATTGCGGAGTCGTCATCCGCGTAGCAGCTGGTGCAAGTTTTCCATTTTATTCAACAGGCAGGCATGTATTCCGGGATATTGTTTTTGATGGCCGAGATAAAACAACGTACCTTTTTTATTCGCCAGATACTGCAACCCAGTTCAACGGCACCCGACTTGAGGGGTGCGGATTTTATCGGTTTGCGATCGGGATTGGCTGGGCTTCAGGAGGAGCAGCCAGGTACATCGGAACAATGAAAGCATATTTCTGCTCAATATCCGGAAACGGGGATGGAGTCAGGAATTTAATAGACTCCATGATGTTTGGTTGCACAATCAATGCTAATGATCGAGGAGTGGCCCTTACCGGTGGGGCAAACAATAACTTTTTTGGAGGATGCCGGAACGAATGGAACACCGGCGATAACTGGTATGCGTACCAGTCGGTGGAGAACCAGATTTTCGGTGAACTGTGCGACAGGGCCGGAAGGGGGGGTGTGGTCGCCGGGGCGAAATCCTCATGGATTTTAAACGGCGTTAACGTCCGGCGCAGTGGTGCTAATCAACCCGTGGGTAATGACTATTCCGCAAACTTTATTATTATTGATGACGGTAAAATTGAACTCTCAGGGGTAAGAACTGGTGTCGGTGCGAATGACAGCGGTGACGGAGGGACAATCTCGCCATCCTACAACGTATCGGCTCTTGGCTCTGGCGGGGGGACTTTACTGGTTTCCGGAAGTGATATGACTGGTTTTGTTACTTCAGCAATTAACCAGAAGGCGACCACGTTAAATAAGTCGGTAACCGGCAACCTTGGTATGGACGACGATGTAAATATTGGTATGACCCAGGTTGTTAAAGGAAGGCGAATTATTGGTTCACAGTCATCAGGTACGTTAGCAGGTTCTGTGGGCGCAACGTTATCTCTGACCAAGACCAACATATTCCAGAATTCTTTCGATACATATATTACCCGTTCAATCCTAATTGAATGTCGAATTGGTAGCCAGTCACTTGGTGACGATATTAAAATTCCCGTCAGATTCAGAAGGGAGAATCTTTATTATCTGGATATCCTGACCTCGGGAATTGTTGCCAGCTCTGCACGCATTGGGCTTTCAGGGACTGGCGTAACGGTATCATTGTCCATTAACAGCTCAACCGGTCTGGTTACAGTTCTTTTGACTAGTGTTGACGGTCTGGAAAGAATGGTAAACGTTTCTCTTCTCACATCAATGTAGGTGATTAAATGGAAGATAATTCAGAGTTGTTAGAACCGCCATTCGAAACATGGTTTAGGAACTTGGTTTCTTTGGCAAGAGATAAAGGGCATTCAATTGAATTAGTAGCATATAAAGGGATGTGGGTTGATGCATTTTCTGAAGGTTACACGCCAGAGGCGGCGCTAACGAAAAGATTTAACAATTGAAAAAGATTATGATGCTGATTATTTACCAATTATCCATATATTGATAATTGTGTATGATGAGCTTACCAAACTAAGGAGGTTCATCATGCATAGTAAACGGTGGTCATCATGTCTGCATCACTAACCGCTGACACCATAAATCAGGGGCTTAGCTACGGTGCGCTGGCGGCAGTAATCGCCGGCGTACCTCCAGAAGTGGCGCTGGGATCGCTGGCCGGGGCGGTAATTTTTGTTACCTCTGCTGTTGAGTATCCGGTCAAGCGCCGCGTTCTCCTGGCGCTACTCAGCTTTCTCTGCGGTCTTCTCTTCTACAAACCCACAGCATCAATCCTTATCGGCGTGGCCAGCATGATCCCCACCATCACACAGGACTCGTTCGAGCGGGGTATTGTCTACTCCGCCGGCGCGTTCGTTGCGGCAATTGTCGCGGTGCGGGTCGGGATATGGCTGTATCACCGCTCTGACAATCCGCGCGATTTAATCCCGGGAGGAAAAGACGATGACAGGCCATGATCTGCTGCTTATCGCTAATGCCCTCATCTGCGGCGGGATAGCGCTGAGGGTGATGTTCTTCCAGCGCAACGGATCGCGCCACCGCCGCTGGGGCGGGTGGATAGCCTATTTCCTCATCGTGGCGGCGGCCAGTATCCCGCTTCGCACCGCGTACTCATACCTGTACCACTTCCCCATGACCGCAGATCTTTCTGAGGTCGTTATCAATGCTGTGATGTTCGCCGCGGTGCTGAAGACGCGCGGCAACGTCGTGCAAATCTTCAAGATATCGAGGTCGCAACATGGACATTAACGAGTTTCAGAAAGCTGCCGGCGTTAGCCTGGCGTTGGCCACACGCTGGCATCCGCACATCGTGGCGGCCATGAAAGAGTTTGGCATCATCAAGCCACTGGATCAGGCGATGTTTATTGCCCAGGCCGGGCATGAAAGCAATGGATTTACCCAGCTCGTTGAGAGCTTCAATTACAGCGTGGCGGGGCTGGCTGGTTTCGTCCGTTCCGGGCGACTGACGCAGGGCCAGGCTAATTCCCTCGGGCGCCGGCAGGGTGAATTATCGTTGCCACTGGAGAGGCAGCGGGCCATTGCCAATCTGGTGTACAGCAAACGCATGGGGAATAACGGGCCGACCGACGGCTGGTTTTACCGCGGGCGCGGGCTTATCCAGATCACCGGGCTGAACACCTATCGCGACTGCGGCAACGGCTTGAAGGTGGATCTGGTTAAGCAGCCGGAGCTGCTGGCGCAGGACGAGTATGCAGCGCGGAGCGCGGCGTGGTACTTCGTGAAATATGGATGCCTGAAGTACACCGACGACCTGATGCGCGTCACGCAGATCATCAACGGCGGGCAGAATGGCATCGACGATCGCCGTGTGCGTTACCTGTCGGCCAAGAAGGTGCTGGCATCATGATCACGGCATTCGTGAAAGCATACTGGAAACAGTTGCTTATCGTGTCGATGCTTGCTGCTCTGGTGGCCGGCGGCGTTGTAGCCTGGAATATTCACGGTGACAGGCAGTACGACGCCGGGTATGCGCAGGCGAAGGCAGACCGTAAAGCAGAAGATGATAAAGCCCGTCAACATGACGAACAGGAGAAAGCAACCAATGAACGTGAAGCGCAGCAGAGGATCGACCAGGCGCGCAATGATGCTCTTGATGCTGCCGCTCGCGCTGGCCGGCTGCAGCAGCAGCTCGTTGCCATCCGTGAGCAGCTCAGGCAGTATAACGCCACTGTCGGCGCTGGGTCGTCAGCCGCAAACACCGGAATTTTGCTTACCGACGTGTTCGAAAAATCTCTCGAACGAAACCGACAACTGGCAGAATACGCTGACCGGGCAGCCGAAGCCGGAAGGGTCTGCGAAAGGCAGTACGATGAACTGACGAAGCGGGGCACAATTTCCCGGTGACGGTATATAAAACGGTATCTTGGATTTTGTTTTTAAAAATGTTGTTTTCAGTCAATTGGTTACGGCATCTGTAAATAATTGAGTGGGAGTAATCCCCGGCGTTAGCTGAGTAAAACGAAACCCTCTGTGTTTACAGAGGGTTTTTTTATAGCTGCTACATTAAGGTCTCCCACCTGACGGCAAGCG